GCGAGGTGCTGACCGCCAGCATGTCGTTCTCGAACGGCCTGGAGAAGGACGAGACGATCCGCGCGGACAGCGAGATCAACGGCATCGATCCCGGCATGCCGTCGGCGTCGATCTCGATGACGACGAAATTCGCCGACAACGCCATGCTGACCAAGGCAACGTCGCAGACGCCCGTGGCGGTGCAGCTGGCCTTCAGCAACGGCGTGCGCTCGCTGACCCTGACGTTCGGCCGCGTGTTCCTGCCCCGTCGCAAGCGCCCGATTACCGGGCCCAATGGCATCCAGATCGATCTCGACGGCATGGCCTCCACGCCTTCGGGCGCGCCGATGCTTCGTGCTGTCCTGGTGAACGGGAAGGCGTCTTACTGATGCTGGTTGCCCCCAAGCGGCAGGAAGAGCCGTTCTGGAAGCCCGTCATGGGCGCACAGGTGCTCTTCGAGCCGATCACGCGCGCCATGTTTCGCTCCGCGCGCCGCGCGGTCATGCAGAAGATCGGCGAGGCTCCCGACGGTGAGATGTCGATCGAGCGCATCGAGGAGCTTGGCGACGCGCTCAGTGAGGCGCTGATCCTGGCCGGCGCGCGGGACTGGCGCGACGTAGAAACCGACGGCGAGGACGGCTCGCCCGTGGCCCTCCCGTTCACCCGTGAGAACCTGGAAACGGTCCTCAGCGACCCGATTTTCTTCGAGGCGTTCGATGACGCCTATGCCAAGCCGTTCCTCCTGCGGGAGCGGGAAAAAAACGGCTCCGCCGCCTCGTTGAATACCACTTCCGGGACGGCGACGGCGGAGCAGACTATTGCCGGCTCAGCTGTGCCGGTGGGGACGGAAGCCGGTGTGAAGCCTGCCCGTACACGCAAGACGCGCTCGCCACGCCCGAAGCGGAAGACGTCTTCGAAGTCCTGACGAGCTGCCAGAACCAGGTCCGCGTGGCGGCCCACGGCGGCCCGTTCGCGCTCGATTACACCGCTGTGATGACGATGGGCGCCGCGCTGGGCGTCGACACCGAGATGCTCGCCGACGTGTTGCCCGAGACCGAGGCGGCGATCCTGGCCGGCATCCGCGAACTGGAGGGAGGATCGGATGGCTGAGCGTTCCGTTTCGATCCGCCTTGGGACCACCGGGGAGGCGCAGGTCAAGCGCGTCTTCACCGAGATCGGCGATGCTGGCGATGCTGCGGCGAAGCGTTATGCCCGCTCATTCGACCGGGCCAGCGCTGACGTCGAGGCGGCCACCCGTCGGCAGGCCGCCGCCGCAGCGAAGCTGGCTGCAATCATGCCGCAGACGGCCATGCAGATGCGGATCAACGATGCCAACGGCACCGGCTTCGGGCAGTGGGAAGGCTCTGCGCGGCGATCAGCGGCCGCATTCTCGGAATTGTTCGCCCAGCAGGAGCGTGTGTCACGCTCGCAGGGCAACCTTGCGGTGCAGACAAGCCGATCGGGCTCGGCATTCGCTTCTGCTGCGCCTCAGATCCAGGACTTCGTGATCCAGGCCACTATGGGTGGCAACGTTATCCAGGCGCTTGTTGTGCAGGGCGGCCAACCTGCAGCGCGGCTATGAGGCTGGCCTGGCCCGGATGATCGGGCAGCGCGTCGACGCCATGCGCGACCCGAAAGCCGGCATCGAACTACTCTATCGTCGCCAGCGGGCGGCGCTCGAAGGTGATCCCGAGCTTCAGCGTAACGGGCAACTCCTCGCCCGTAAGCTCGCTGCGCTTGCTGATGCCCGCGACCGGGAACTGAAGGCCGTGGAGGAGTCGACCAAGGCACAGAAGCGCGACGCCGAGACGCTGACGGCCAATCAGGTCGCGAAGCTGCTGCGAAACGAACTGCCAGGCGTGCAGATCACCAGCACGACTGGCGGGAAGCACGTCAAGAACAGCTACCACTACCGCAACCAGGCCGTGGACTTCGTTCCCGCCGGCGGCATGGGCTCAATGACCAAGGATGACGTACGGCGCATCTTCGAGAGCCGCGGTATCGAGATCGTTGAGCTACTCGGCCCTGGCGACAAGAACCACAGCGACCACTTCCATGTTGCGTGGACCAAGGGAAAGCTCAGCCTCGACGCCTTCACCGATGCCGCTAAGCGCGCGAAGGATGAAGCGGAGGAACTGGACAAGATCCGCCTCTTTACGCTCGGAACCAAGAACATCGTGGCGGTCGAAGGGGCACTCGCATCGCTGACCCGGCAAACGGAAGAATATAACCGCAAGGCGCGCGAGATTCTGGGCATCGAAGGCGATCCGCTGGCCGAGTTTCTCGGGGCCGCGAACGACAACCAGCGCCAGTCCGTTGAGCAGCGTCGCGACGAAATCTCGCAGATGGTGCAGCGCCAGCGCTCCGACATCCAGAGCCTCGCAGGCCTCTACCAGAACCTGTTCACCGGCGGCACGCGTAGCATCTGGGACACCTTCAAGCAGCAGGGCTTGCAGATCATCTCCGAGCTTCTGGCGCGCTGGACTATGTTCGGGAACCTGAAAGGCGCCTTTGGCCAGGACGGGATCAATACGGGCATCTTTGGCTCGATCGGGCGGCTGTTCGGCGGGGGCGGCGCGACGTCGTTCGACATGACGAAGACGAACGCCATGCTGGACAACATCATCGTCCCGAAGTTCGGCGTGGGCACCGCCTATGCGCCGGGCGGCTGGGCGGATGTCGGCGAGTTCGGGAAGGAGCGCCTGTGGCTTCCTCGCGGCACGCGCGTGTCGTCCGCCCGCGAGACGCAAAGTATGATGGCCGGCAATGACAATCGCCCGTCGGTTACGAACAACTACTTCAGCGGCAACCTGATGACGCCGGAGTTCTGGGCACAGATCCAGGCTGGTGACGACATGGCCGCGACGCGCGGAGCGGCTGGGGGCGCCATGATGGGGCAGGCAGAGATGCGCGCGCAGGGTGCGCGGCGGCTGGGACGCAACTGGCAGTGAGTGTCCCGATCCCGCTCGTCCGCATCAAGACGATCACACCGCCCCGCCCAATCGTCTTTAGCGGCAACCAGGAAGCGCCGTTCGGTGGCGAGGATCTTCCGATCCCGCGCATGGGCGATCGGTTCGCAATCGACGTCACCACATCACAGCTCCGCCGCGATGCCGATGCCCGCCATCTGATCGCAGCGTTGATCGAGGCCACGACAGACGACGCGATCATGCCGTTGTTCCTGGCGACTGCGGCGCCTCAGCTGAATACCGCCGCGGTTGTCGATGGCAGCGACCAGTCAGGCACGTCGCTGAAGGTTCGAGGCCTCTATCCAGCCATGGCTTTCCGACGTGGCGAGTTCTTCTCGATCGTGCATGGCGGACGGCGCTACGTGCACATGATCCGATCGCAGGTAATCGCACCTGAGACCGGGATCGCTACGCTGCCGATCTGGCCAATGCTGCGCTTCCTCACCACTGATGGGGACGTGTGCGAGTTCTCACACCCCTTCATCGAAGGGCGTCTGTTCGGCTTCGATAAGACCCCAGCCTATTCCCGGGCAGGCGTTGAGCCGTTGCAGTTTTCGATTGTGGAGCGGGCATGACGTTCCGGCTGACGCCCGCAATGAGCAACGCCTTGCGGGCCGGTAAGTCGCCGATCGTGCCGCTGATCCAGGTTGAGCTACCGGGCTACACCATGCGCCATCTGGTCGGCTCGGGCGAGCTCATGTGGAACGGCAACAAGTTCGCCGGCCGCGATCCCAAGTTCGGTGTGCTCACGTCCGCCGGCAATCTTCATGACGGCGTGATGGACGAGGCACCGGAGTGGATCATCACCTTCGCGCCGCCCAGCGCGGTGTCGGCCGGTGAGTTGACCGCGGCGACAGCGCAGGGCGGCGAGGTGAATGGCTGGATTGCCGTGGTCGATCGGACAACCGGCCAGGTGATCCCGGACCCGGTACATCTGTTCGCCGGCGAGCTGGACGTGCCGCGACTCCGCGTGGGCAAGGGTTCGCGCGTGGTCGAGTGGCGCTGTTCGTCGGCGCTGGAGGCATTCCACGATCAGGAGATCGGCGCGCGGCTGTCGGATAGCCACCACCGTACGGTGTGGCCGGGAGAGACCGGGTTGGCGAACATGACGGGTATCGAGAAGACGAGCTATTGGGGCGTGGAGCGCCCGCCGTCGGCTGTTACCTACGGAGGAGGTGGAGGTGCCGTGTTCAGCGCGCTCAATGGCAGGGTGGCGCGAGTATGAGCGAGCTGGTCCGCCGCCGCGATGCAACGCAGGCCACCGTGGATGCCTGGAAGGGCAAGCCGTTCCGCCTGGGGTATGCCGACTGCGTCCGCCTGACCGCCAGCCACCTTCGCCGCATGGGCAAGAAGGTGCGGCTGCCGGCGCAGGGCAGCTATCGGACGTTCCGCAGCGCGCAGAAGGCGCTGAAAGAGCGAGGCTACGATGATCTGCCGTCCGCGCTGGACGGGATGGGATTTGAGCGGATCGCGCCGGCGGCGGCGTTGCCGGGCGACATTATCGCCATCCCGAGCGACCAGCCGATTGGATGCTTGATGGTCGCTGTCGGTAACGGCCGAGCGCTGGGCTTCCTGGAAGACGTCGAGGGCGCCGAGATCTTGCAGCCGGTCGAGTATGTGGGGGCGTGGAGGGTTTAAGAGACCGGAGAACAGTCGAGCTTGCCGCGAAGGCGGGCTGATCCGGCTAATTCGTCGACTATTCGGCAACCGGTGGCGCGGCGCACTGCCTCACGCTGAGCATCACGCTCCTTGATCGAATATCGAACGACCGTCGCCTTCTTGTTCACCGTTACCTCGTTCCCACGGACGGTCACTCGATACCGAGCGCCATCAACATCCACGAAGGTGTCTCGTGCTGGGGGCGTTTGAGCCGAAGCGAGAATGATGGCGGCCGCGAGAAGCATGGCGCCTTGTACTACGGAGAGCTTGCATGGCGAAAGCCTTGAAAACGGCAGCATTCGTTGTGGGCGCGGTAGCACTTGCGGCAACTGGTATCGGCGCGGCCGTTGGCGCGAGCGGGCTTTTCTTGGGTGTGGCCGGATCGACCTTCGCCACTATCGGTACAATTGCCGGCGTCGCGTCGGCAGTTCTATCTGTCGCGGCGACATCGCTGGCGCCCAAACCAAAAGGCACCATCGGCGGCAGCGCGACCAAGTTCACGATCAACAAGGAGAGCGGCTACCCCTACATCATGGGCCGGACCTACTCCGGCGGCCGTGTCGTGCATCGCCAGTTCTACGGCGAGAAGAACGCCTATGAGTCCTGGGTGACGGTCCACAGCATCGGCCCGGTGAAGAGCCTCGGCGCGCTGGAGATCGACCGCGTTCCAGTCACCTTCAGCGGCGGTGCTGCGACCGGCGGCTATTCGGGCTATATGTGGCTGACGCAGCAGCTGGGCGCGTGCCCGGAGCCGTCGGCGATGGCCGGACCCGTTGGTGCGATCCCGGGCTGGTCGTCATCGGCCAAGCTGTCGGGCCTCGCGGCTGATCTGTGGACGCTGAAGTTCGACACTGAGGGCAAGAAATTTCCAACCGGGGTTCCGCAGCGCGGTCGCGTGATCGAGGGCGTCTATGTCTACGATCCGCGGCAGGACAGCACCTATCCGGGCGGCTCCGGCGCGTGCCGGCTCGGCAACGAAGCGACCTACGTCTGGTCCGACAATCCCGCGCTGCACGCGATCACCTGGGCCTATGGCCGGATCCAGAACAACATCCTGATCGCCGGCGGCGGGCTGGCCGTGAATGGCATCGACCTGGCGCCGTTCGTGGAATGGGCGAACGTCTGCGAGGTGAACAACTGGCGCGTCGGCGGCATCGTCTACACCGCCGACGATGACAGCTGGGACGTGCTGAAGATGATCGCGCAGGCCGGCGGCGCGGAGGTGATGCCAGTCGGCGCGCTGCTGTCCTGCACCTTCTCCGCGCCGCGCGTCTCGATTGGCCTCATCACGACCAACGACATCGTCGGCGACGTCGATGTGCCCTCGTCATCCTCGCGTCGGACGCGCCGCAACACGGTTATCCCGCGCGTGCGGCTAGAAAGCCACGGCTGGGAGATGGTGCCGCTCGATGCCGTCGAGATCCCGGACTACATCTCCGTCGATGGCGGGCGCCGGCCGAAAGAGGTGATCCTGCCGCTGGTCCAGCAGGCCAACCAGGGCGTGCAGCTGGGGCTCTACGAGATCCTGAACGAACGCGAGCTCGATCCGATCGTGCTGCCGTGCAAGGTCTACGCACTCGGCTACCGCCCCGGCGACTGCCTGACCGTCGACATTCCGATCGCGAACCTGATCAGCCGCGAGGTCGTCGTGCGCGAGCGGGAGATCAACGCGTCCGACCTGAGCGTCACGTTGACCTGCCGCACCGAGACAGCCGGCAAGCATCCCTTTGCGCTGGGCAAGACGGGCACGCCGCCTCCGACGCCCGACCTGACGGTGCCCGAATACTACCCGGTGCCGGGCGAGCCTGGCATCAGCCCAATCTCGGTTTCCACGCTCCCGGCCGCCATCACGATCCAGGCGGGGCCGAGCGGATCCCCGTTGATCGGCGAACTGCCGGCCGCGATCGGCAACTCGGCGACGCAGGCCGGCTTCGACGTGCCGATCACGAGCATCTCGATCGTGTCGCAGAACGCTTGCACGGCAACTGTGGTTGGCACCGACGTCCGCATCACCGCCGTCGCGGGCGCCATGGGTGATGTGGTCTATGACGTTACGGCCTCGGGGCAGACAGAACGCAAGCGGGTGACGTTCAGCGTCATCATGGCTGGCAGCGACGGCACGCGGGCGCAGGCGATCACCATCACGAACAACTTCAGCTGGTCCGCCTATCAGCAGCATGGCGACACGGTGGCGATCAATGCCAGCCCTTCCGGCAAGCTGTCAGTCAATCTCACCGGTAGCATGCGGGTCGCGCTGGACGCGGGTGAAATGCGCTTCCAGTCGAAGCTGCAGTATCGCGTCGCGGGCGGGACGTGGGTGGATATTGCCGGGTCGGAAGCGATCTCCACCAAGTCCGAGACGCTGGTCGATCCGGTGCGCGTGCTCGCGGCACAGGTGAACGGCGCAGGGCCGTATGCGCTGACCGGCCTAAGCGCCAACGCCGCTTACGAAGTCCGCGCGCTCACCCGCTGGTATGACGGCGATGTGTATCCGGTGACCACCAACCTCCGGCTTTACGCGGAGCAGGTCGCGTGATCGCGCTCCGCCATTCGACCACCGGTGAGATCCAGTTCGTCAAGGCGCGGGCGGGCTACAGCAAAGAATGGCAGGACTACGGCCCAACGGTGCCAGATGGCATCGACACGACCGAGCTGGTGCTGATCGACAACAAGTGGGTGGTGAGCCCGGCGAAGGTCGAGGCGCAGCTGGTCGCGGCGGTCAAGCTGGAGGCCGAGCGGCGCAAGATGGCCGTCCGGTCGCCTGGCACCGCCAAGGAAGCCGAGTACCGCCAGAAGAAGGCCGAGGGCACCGCCAGTGCGACGGTGCTGTCAACGGTCCTGAACGCGCTCACCGCGGCGAACGCGATGGCACAATACCCCGCCGCGGCGACCGAGCGGAAACTGACCGGGGAGAGCCTGTCGGCGATCCTGACGCGCTACCGCAATTCGTCCTCGTCCTCTGACGCTGAGGTTTATCGCATCGCCGCGATCGAGGCAGATGCGGTGGCGAAGATCAAGGCGGCGGCGACAGCTGCGGCGAAGCGCACCGCCTACAGCGCGATCAACTGGAACTGGCAGCCGGCCTGACCGGCGCCTGACTTCGGAGACACTGATGCAGAAGATGACGGCGAAGCGCCGCGCGGAGGCGCGCGCGTGCTGACGATCGACCGCGCCTGGAACATGCGCCTCGCAGCGCATGACGAACTGGCGGTGCGCTATCGCCGGCTGCTGCCCGATGGCACGCCGAGCGAGATGCAGGGCGAGGTGTGGGCGTTCGTAATCAGCGGGCCCGGGGTGAGTGTTGAGCCCGCCGCAAGCGTTCGGGATAAGGATCTGGAAGGTCCGTACTTCGAACTGCGGCACCCCGCTGATGTGGCGCCGGCTCTGGTCGGCAAGGTGGGGCTCCGATGGGCGCTCGCTGAGGTTCTCCCGGGCGGCCAACTCGACACCCGGTTCAGCGGCCTTCTGACCGTCCAGCGCGCCGCCCCTGTCACCATCACGCCGCCGGCTGTCGGGGAGGGCGGCATTCCGATGATCATCGAAAGGGAGAGCGCCTGATGGCAACTCGCGAGGTTATCAATCGCGGGCCTAAGGGGCTCGCGGCAGCAGAACAGGCGTATCTCGCCGGCCGCATTGCCGAGCCCACCGAAGATGCTTTGGCAGCCTATCTGCGCGCTCCGGCAGAAGCCGCAGCCACCTCCGTCCAACAGATCGGAGAGCAGGTACGGGAGAGCGCGGAGGAGCAGGTAGCCGCAGCGCTTGACCCGGTAACGGGTGCGATTGCGCTCGTGGCTGAACGTGTCACCACGCTCGAGGCTGGCGGCGGCGAAGGAGGGGGATCAACAGGCCCAGCCGGACCAGCCGGCCCAGCCGGTCCTGCGGGGCCCAAAGGCGAGAAGGGGGACAAGGGGGACAAGGGCGATACCGGCGATACCGGTCCCGCCGGGGCAACCGGCGCAACCGGAGCGACGGGCGCGACTGGTCCCGCTGGCGCAAAGGGTGATACCGGAAGCCCTGGGTTGCCGAACTCGCTTGCTGTCAACTTCACGGCTGCCGCTGACGCCTACATCCCCCGCGCGCGTTGCCATGACGATCGCACAGGGCAATGCGCCGATCGGCACCGGCACGCTGGCCTATGCGAAGTCGACAGCTGCCGCGCCGGGCACGTTCACGACCACGACATTGCCGGCCGCGCTGGAGGCTGGCGCGTGGCTCCGCGTCTCCGCAACGGGCGTCACCGGCTTCCTCGCTGTTGATCTGTACCGCTCGGCATGATCATCCGCGCCCCATATCCCGATGCTGGGGCGCCCGCTCCAGTTCTGCGGGCGATCACGACGCAGAACCGCATGAACATCGGAGCGGAGAACCGTTTCGTCACGGATTGCTGGGTGCGCTGGCCTGCCGTGGTGGCGACGGAGACCGACACGATCATCCTGTCGTTTGCGCCTTGGTGGAACCTCGGATCAGGGGCCGGCGAGTTCGACCTAGCCAACGACGTGACGATCCTCGAAGCGGCGCTAGAGCGATCCGCCACGGGCAACTCGACGGTCACGGCGACGACCCCGGTGCTGTTCAGTGGCGGGCGCTCAAAGACGCTTAGCGCCGGCACGAACGACGTGCAGTGCGACCCGATCCTTGCGTCGGCGCTGGGGCTTTCAACAATCCCATCCGGCACCTGGCTATGGTTCAAAGCTCGACTGCGCGTGCCGACCACCAGCGGGACGATCCCATATTCGGATCGCGCCGTATCCAGCGTTTCCGGTTCGCAGGTTGCGTGGTTCGATCCTGCTGTCACGACGCCTTCCTCGGTCGATACGCCGGGCACGTTCACCTCGACCGGCACCGCGCCGAGCACGCGCGCGAACGGACTGTGCCCGATCTTCCTCGGTTACCCGGTGGTGGACGGCCCGAGCGATGGCGCTGTCGTGGACAGCATCGGCACGATCACAGCAGACAACGGCGCGGGCACGACTCTCGTTCATGGTGTAGGCTGGTTTCAGCGTTCGCGTCATGATGCCGGCACGGCGGTCACGAACCTGCGGCCTGGCATTCTGTGCGGGCGTGTGGGGGCTGCGACCCAGCACTTCGTCGGCACGAACACGCGCTGGCGGGCGTACATCAAATACGCGAAAAACTGGAACGTCGGCCTCGGCACGAACGATATCGGCACGTCGTCGAGCGGCACGATCAGCACGACCACGCTGAACAACCTCCTGGAGATCAACGCCGCGTTCAAGGCCGCCGGAGCGGTCAAGACGGGCATGTCGAAGACCATCCCGCGGACGGCTTCGACCAATAACTGGGCGACGCTGGCCAACCAGACGCCTCAGCCGGGCTGGGGTGCAGGGGACAAGGCAAGCCAGCTCAACGACTGGATCGACGCGCGCCTCGCGGACGGAACGATCGACTTCAAGATCAACATGACGAGCCCGCGCGATCCCACCGAGCCTCTGAAATGGCGGGTCACCGGCGTTGCCAATGCGACGACCTCGGACGGCACGCACCCGACTTCTTTGACGATGGAAGATATGGCTGCTGAGGCGCGGGCTGTGTTCGGAGGGTTGAGCTGATGCCTGTTGAGCGGGTGGCGCACTGACGTTTGTCCCGACCACCACATATGCCGACGCCTTCACGTCATCGACCAACCCGGCACGACATTACGTCGGCTCGATCCTGACCCCGGCACCTGGCGGTGGTGGCTCGTCGGGCGGCGGGGGCACCCCGCCGGGTGGTGGCGGAAGCAACCCGATACCCTGATGCCCATTGGAACCGCCATCGCCAGGGACCGCCGGCTGGTTCTTCGCCGTCCGCGTCACCAGCGGCACCGTCACTATCACCAGCGCCTTCGACCAAGCGGCGGCTGAACGCCGCCCGCCAGCTGCTGCGCAGCAACGCCTCAAACCCGGAGACAGCAATGGCAAGAGTGGGGTTCGTGCCTTTGGAGGCCGACCGATGGGTACCGTTTGTCCGTACATTCGACTTCTATGACCAAAACCTGACGAATGCCGACATGCGCGCGCAGGTTCGTCTCTACGCCGATCAACCGGGCAATCCGATCTGGGACCTTCCGAAAGTCATCGACGGCAATCTGATGGGTCTCCAGTTCCTCGGATTGTCGACGATCAGCGGTCGAACAGTTTCTTCAGTCCGCATGCACATACC